CAACTACGCCCTTTCCGCGGAAGAAGTAGCCGCACACTACAACAACGGCGATCCTGCAGGGTATGTGGTACCGTTAGCCGATAAATATCGTTGGGAAGCCTCTGAATCTAACATTGGAAATATCAGGTTCTATCCTAATAATGAAGGGTCCGGTGTTACCTCTTATTTAGAGGATAATGCTAATGGTTTCACGGGTCGATACGCACATATAATTTGGGGATCGTCAGGTTTATTGTCGGTATACAGCTATCAATTCATGGGGCATCCGGTCGGATGTGTTGTTGAAGCTAAATTCAAGTATCGTAGTAATGCTCCCGTACGCGTTCTGGCAGACAATAGTAGTCTTCCTATCAATATGGAGGATGCGGCTGACGCCACGATTGTATATCGCACAACAGGAACTAATATCTCTGGTTTTAGTGTAACTGTACCAAATGCCGATGCAAATTCATGGGTCGAAATTCAACCTGTGTCGTTACGAACGCTCGGCTGCATCGCCGAGTATTTGCCGCAGAACCTTGTGGGACAATGGCATGAGAAACCGTTTGAGCTCACGGGTATAACTACCTATACATGGACCGGAAAACCCGATGCTGTTTACTATCGGGAGCTTTTATTGGGAAGATTTATTCAAACGGGAGCGGTCGTGATGATTAAAGGTTCTGTGTCCGATTATCAAAGCGGAGAACCTTTTGTATATGTAGGGAATAGGCAGGCGATGATCCCTGCGCAAAATGGGAGTTTTACGCTCAAGGTCATCAACAACCGGGACAATATCAACCGTATCTATTACTATGGCGGTGTTCATTTGAGTGACCGACGATTGACTATTACCATAGATAGTGTCGAGCTGATTCCCGATGTCGCCTTGTCCTGGCTCGACAGCGCCAAGCAGTTCCCGCTGAATGATGAATATCTTCCGCCGCTTTTGCAAAGCGACGGTGGGTATGACTTGACTGCGAACGGAACGCCGCAGATAATCATCAAATAAACCGAAAACATGAACAACTACGCAAAACTGATCGACGGGCGTCTGAAGTACGCCCCTACAACAATCAGGACCGCCGACGGGCTGGTCTGCAACCCGCGTCCGGACAAACTGATCCCGCTTGGATACAAAGAGGTGATCTTCGACGAGCAACCTGAACCATCCGATCCGCCGAAGCATTACCGGGAGGTCTACACAGAGGAAGATGACCGCATCCGGGTCGGCTGGGAGGAGTACGCGCCCGAACCGGAGCTGATGGCGAATCCCGAACAACTCCGAGAGGCCGCCTACCGCGCCGAGGCGGACCAATACCTGATGGCCTACGAGGGCTATCTGGCCGAGGGCAAGATACTCGAAGCCGACGAGCAGAAGGCACTCTATCTTGCCAAGAAGGCCGAGATCAGGGAGCGGTTCCCGGATAAGTAACCTGTCGGTCGAGCTCTCAAAATACCGCAAATATATGAAAAGACTTATCAATAAACTCGTCGGATGGCTCAACGCCATTGCCAAGGACAAATACCAGCACTTCGCAGTCGGGGCGGTCATCGCCTCCGCGGCGTTGATCGTGGCCGTGCCGTTGGGCGCCTGGTGGCGGTGGCTGCCTTTGATTGTGTCGATGATCGCCGTCCTGACGGCCGCCGTTGTCAAGGAGCGCAAGATCGACCCGAAAGCCGACATGCAGGACATTCTATGGACGCTCGCAGGAGGAGCCGTAGGATGGGTGGTGTTCATCGTGTTTACCCTAACTGCGAGATAGAATGGACTGGACTACGATCATCATTTCCTTGGGCGGGGCGTTGTTGACTGGCGGCGGAGCCTTGTCTTTGCTTTACTATAAAGAAAATCGTCGGGCCAAGCAGATCGACAACGAAAAATCCGTCGTCGAGGAGTGGCGCGGGATCGCCGAAGAGCGAAAGGCCCGTTGCGACGAACTCAAGGAATCACTCGACCGGAAGGATGCGAAGATCGACGCCCTGTACAAGGAGAATTCCGAGCTGCGCAAACGAAACGACAAACTATCCTCTGCGAATACTGCGCTGTCGATTCTCAAATGCAAAGTCCTGGGATGCGACAAGCGCCAGCCACCGTTCGGCAAGAATGAAAACTGTGAATCGTAAACAAAACATTTCCAAAAGTTCAAGATCATGAAAAAGACAACCAAAATCGCATTGATTGTGCTCGCCGCCGTAGTGGCCGGCATCGTACTGTTTAACCTGCTGCCCGACGGCATCCGCATCTGCTCGAAGATCTCGGCCGGGGTGGGACTGGTGGCTGGTATCATCGTCAAATCGTGGTGGGACCGTAAAACGAAATAGCCATGACTCCGCGAGGATTAAGAAACAACAACCCGCTGAATATCGAGAAAACAAAGAGTGGTAATCCCTGGCAAGGAGAGATTGTACCGTCGAAGGACAGTCGTTTCGCGCAGTTCACGACAATGGCCTACGGGTATCGGGCTGCATTCAAACTGCTGAACAATTACCAGCGCAACTATGGGCTGGATACCATCCGGAAGATGATCGGCCGCTGGGCGCCCAGTAACGAGAACCACACGGACGCCTACGTCCGCACCGTGGCCGAGAGATCGGGTGTACCCGCCGATAGCCGAATCACCGCGACCAACCGGGATGTGATGATTCCCGTAGTTGCGGCAATGTCGTTCGTGGAAAATGGCGTGGAAGCCAAAATGTCCGACGTACAGTCAGGATGGGATTTATTCATCAAGGGATGAAACCTCTGATTTCGTACCTGCTCGCCGCGCTTGTCGCCGGGGCGCTGCTTTTCGGCTGGGGGTACCGCCGGGGAGCGGCCTCGGTGGGAATCCGGTCGGAAGTGCGTATCGATACCGTGTTCTATGAACGGCCAAGAATATTCGGTTTTTCCGAACAATCGGTGCGTGTCAGTGTTCCCAAGCTGCTGTTTGCTCCCGCGGATACGGTAGTGCGTGTTGTCGAGGCTGTGAACGGCACCGACAGCGTACAGATGGAGATTCCGGTGCGCACACTCGAATACCGGGATTCTACCTACTATGCCCGGGTGTCGGGCCCGGTTATCGGAACCCTCACGCCCCGGCTGGACTGGATCGAGACCTACAACCGGACCATTACCCAACCTTCTACAAAACGCAGCAGGTTCGCTGTGACGGCCGGGGTAGGCGTTGGATACACGCCCCAAGGTTTTCAGCCTATGGCCGGAGTGCAGGTCGGAATCGTACTGTGGAGTTGGTAAAGATATAAAGAAAAGTCGCCTATGTAATAATATAAGCCCATGCGATTGGGGAATGAGCATAAAAAGTCCCCAACGCTCCTCTCCATTATACCACTAATGTGTGCCATACGCACCGAGCATTGAGGACTATTCCTTAATTCGGGCGTATGGCTTTTTACATTAGTGGTATGTCAAATTTAAACTAAATATTTGATATGGAGATACGTAAAACCGAGATTTTTGCAAAAATACTTGATATTGTTGCAAATGAAACGGAATTGACATCCGAGCAAATCCTTTCGTGTTGTCGCACGGCCGAAACGGTTGATGCCCGTTACATGCTCGTTCATCTATTGCGGCGCGAAGGTATATACATCAGCGAGATCGCCCGCATGATGCATTTCTCTCGCCGAGGTATCGAAAAAATGCTTTCTCAGTTCGAGGACCGCCTCTCTCAAAGCGGACACATCTTCAAAGTGACCTTTGAACGCATTGCGAACAAAGTGCGCATAGCCTTCGAATCATCCCGTTGACCACCCTGCCGAGCCTGACCACCTTTGCATTGTAGCTATAATACAATGCTACCTCAATCGCTGAAGAGGTAAGAGGCGGACGAAATCATGTATATACATGGAAGCAGATTATTTAACGTCGGGCGATCTGGCTATGTGGGAGAGCAATCGCCATTACTACAAGCACCGCGACGGCATGGCCGCCACGGGTATCGGTCTGGCTGCCGGTCTGGGCGGCGGCGCACTCCTTCTGGCTGCAGCCGGAATATGGGGCATTAACCAGGCATCCAAAGCTCGCAGCGAGGGTGCAAGCAAGGCCATCGACATCCTCGCCCAGACGCAGCTCCAGGAGCGCGTTTCGCGTGAGGGCTGGCAGAACAACCATGCACCTACGATCAGCCAGTACGTTGATGTACGGGCAGGTGCAGGCGCCGGGGCAGGCGCTAACGCGCTGTCGAACGCCGAAGCAATCGCGCTGGCTCAGGCGATCAATGGCAATTCGGGGCTCAACTCCGCCATCGGAGGATGCAATTTCCTTCGCGTGGCGAGGTATTCCGCCCCGCAGCCTTGTGGTTGCGACACGTGCCAGGGTTAGCCCTTCCGGGGTGGGGCGGATTCCCGCCCCACCCTTAATCCTTAAAACCGCTACGATATGCTATTCGCTAAAAAAGAGTATCACAATATGGACGCAATCCGCACGACATCCAAAGACGCCCTGAAAAGATCGCTTATGCAGATGTATCAAGGTGATGTGGCCACGATGGAGCGGATGTATGATTTCTACATGAAAGATATGGAGAAGGTCCCCGATTTCGACCCGGTACCGCCATCAATGCTCCAGCAGGCAAAAACAACCATCGGGGAGCTGTTCGGATGGGCCGATGCCAATCAAGACAAATTGGTCGGCGCCTACAATCTATTCAGAACTATCAGAAGCGGAGAGCCTATAAGCACCGTGAGTGCCGCTGCTCCCGTAGCCGATGTCCCACCACTACCGAAACTATAAGCCATGCAACCCTATAAGATCGAAATATACATATATGCTGAATCCGAGCAGGAAGCCCGGGAGGTGCAGCAGGCAGCCTATGATTTCGTGAACGAGAACTACCAGCGAGGAGGGCTCGTGACGGCATCCAAACTGAAAGACCTGCTGATAAAATACAAGAACAACTTTTTCGTGCAAAACTTTCTGAAACGATGAGCGAGAACACCAATCCCCAGGAACCGCGTCAGCCGCGGAACCTTTTTGAACAGATACTATTTGGAGTGCAGGTAACGAACGACAATATCGTGACGCTGCACGGCCGCGTAGACGCCTTCGAGGCGAAAATAAACGCGATATACGATGCACTATACCCTACCTCCGAGCCTAATGCCTCCGGCGCGGATGAAAAAATAGAGACAGTAGGAGGCAAAACTAAATAATTACCCATTTTATGAGCTGTAACAAAATTCAAGCGGCTGTTATTACACCCGTTCTGGCAGCCGGATCGGTGGCTTCGCCGTACTTTTATGAGGTGAACATCACCCAGCGGCTTTGCTATCCGACGTGCGCAGACAACACTCCGGTATTCAATCCGCAGTTCTCGTTGAAATCGCTGTCACAAGTTGGGACCGGACGCTATGTGGCTACCGTCCATGTCGAGGGCATCATCTCTTATGTTCCGTGTAACGGCGGATGCGGATGCACCAAGCAGCAACCTCTCTCGCAGGATTTCACGATTCCCATTCAGTCGGCATCGACACCCACCGTAACCATCGAGCAGGGAGCCGCGATGAACGCCGTGGCGGCATCAGCCTGCCAGCCGTGCAGCCGGACATTCGTATCGGAAACGCCGATTACCGTAACGGTGGCAACGGCCGCAACCCCAACAGCGTAGCGGTATGCTGTGGATAGCCCTGCTCACTATGGTATGCGCCACCATTGCGCAGCACCTCGGGATGGCCGAGAAGATCGCGCAGATCGGCAGCCAGGTCATGGCATGCCCGAAATGCCTCTCATTCTGGGCTACGCTCTTTGTGCTGCTCGTTAACGGATGCAACATACTATGTGCGGTAGGGCTATCCCTATTTATGGCATACATTGCTAATTGGGTCGGATTCGCATATTATGGTGCGGAGAAATTATACGAAATATTATGGCAAAGAACAACAAGAAACCCGGATCAACGTCCTCAAAAGAAAAGGTCGAACCGGCAGTAATAATCCATACGCCAAATATCGTGGGAGTATATAAACCGCTGCCGCGGGTTCGGGCGTGCAAAAACTGTTAGATATGACATCAAGTGAAATGAAAGAACGATACGAGCGACTACATGACAAGATGGCCAGCATGGACGATGAGCACGCAGAAAAGGTGTTCGCGGGAGCCCAGATGTGGGCATTCGGGAAAATCGCGGAAACGTCGCCGACCATCGCCGAAATGTGGCTTGGGAAAATGGAGGCGATATGCTGGTATAATTACCTGTCAGACGCCGAGGCAAAGATGATCGCCGCGAAGCTCGTAAACCAAGACGGAAGCACCGGAGCAAAATGGAGCAAGGAGGCATTCCTGCAAACCGTGGAAAAGCTGGACGGGGAGGTCGAAAAGGAGCCGTATTACAACGACAATGCCCTATGGGTTACGGCTGTAATGATATACAGCGATCACGCCAAGAGTATCGCCGAGGATATGGGACACGCTTCGCCGGCTGATATTCCGTCCGAAAAAATGGCGCTATCTTGCTACCGGAAAGCCGTGGAGAAACTCTGCGACAAGGACCGGAAGCACTTTATCCGAGAGTATTTCGAAGATGAACTGACGTAGAAAAACGTCCTCGCATTAATTGCGGGGACGCTACTTTGTTATGAATGAAGAAATGACATACTGGATGTCGCAGCTCGAAATAAGCGAGTGCTCCGCACCGCTGTTCGCCCTTGTGATCGCGAGGCTAATGGAAGCGATATGATCACTCCAAGAGTTTGACCAGATCAACTTTCATATCCTCGTCGATGTCCCGATAGCGGGCGAATGCCTTGCTGCCCTCTTTATGGCCCGACAACGCGCCGACAAGATTGGGGTCCTTGACTTGTTTGTATAGGTTGCCTATGAAAGTGCGTCGCGCCAAGTGGGACGATGCGACCTCCCAAATAGGTCGTTGCTCCGGCTCTCGGGTAAGCTGATTCAGGATCGTTACTTTCCGTTTCAATCCAGCGGCAAGGAAAATCTGTTTAATCGCTTTGTTGTACTGCTGTTCTGCGATAAGTGGCAGAAGAGACGGACCCTCATAACGGGCATAACGGTCCAGTATTTCGCGAGCAATGGAATTGAGAGGAACCCTGACTGTTATAGGGCGCCCGTCCTTTGTTTTGCGAGGAATATATTCAATAGCTCCGCGAATTAGATTATCTTTCGTCAATGCATATAAGTCACCAACCCGACATCCGATCAAGCATTGGAATACGAAGATGTCTCGTTGAATGGATAGCCGGGGATGTCGAGAAAGATTCGTGTGAAATATTTTATTCCGCTCATCTATAGAAATATAGTAAGGGGTCCCATAAACGCAGTCTTCAATAGCATATTTCTTAAAAGGGTTGTTCGTTGTCTTATCATTATCTACCGCCCATATAAATATAGTCCTCAGCTTCTTCATCATACCGCTGATCGTGTTCGATCCTCGCGGGATCGGCTTACGGGATTCAGGAACCTGCTTGTGTATTTGAGGATTGGCAGTAGCGATAACATGCTCGTTGCGCAGATAATTGTCGATAACATACAAGTCGTCCAATGACAAAGTGTCAATATCCAAGATATATCCGGGTTCTTTGATCTGCCTCCACAGCTCATACCTTTTCAATATTCGGAACAAAACCCTAAAATTGGCCTGTCGAACCTGCGATAGCTTGCGCTTCTGAATAAATTCGTCACAAATATCGAAGAATCCGGGTTTTAGCAAGTGAAACTTTTCAGGGTGCAGGCGTTTGTCCACTTCGATACGGAATGTCTCGGATAATACATTCTCTTTGTCGGGAAGCGAAGTATATACATCCAATAAAAGATTTTTCCATTTTGCAACATCGGCGTTGAACTCTCCCCTTGCGATAGTATCATAAATCACTTTCGATTTAATTTCTTGCCGTTTCGGGTCCCAATGTGCCGGATTTATTTCTAAATTTGACGTGTAAAAAAGTTGAACGTACCTGCCGTCCCGAATTCGGAACCGGACTTTGCACTTGGCACCTTTTTTTGAGGTGCGAACGAAAGCGGAGATAGTAGCCATCGGGATAGTATTTAAGTGGTGGTGCAAGTTTAGTTTTTTTGCACCACACAACCAAATACAAATGTCCTTATTTGTCCGGAGTTGTCACAAATAAAACCACGTAAAACACGGAAGCTCAAATATAAAAGCAAAATAGACAACAAGATACAAATGCGCCTACGGACAGCAATGTGGCCGCGGTGGGGCTACAATACAAAAAGCTAATACTCACAAATACAGAGTATTAGCTTTTATATTTTAACCTCAATGCACCACATTTGCACCATTCGTCATTTTTTAACAGGCTCTCCTCCATTCATGAGCTGAAGAACATCCCGGTATCTCCACTTGTTAACGCCGCCAATCCGAACTGATTTAAGATAACCTTCTTCATCCCATCGACGCAGGTTTCGTGGCGTGGTCGACAAAAGGGTCGCCACCTCGTCGGCATTGAGCATACGATCCATCAGCAAAGATTCCTTCTCCTTCCTGGCGTCAGCCATAGTTTGCTTATGGAAAGCAAGCAAGTCTTTGCCTGAAACAACAAACAATCCCTTCCCTTCTTTGAGTGCTTGCAATAATATATCCTCCATACCTATATTAAAATAAAGGCAGCTCTTGCTGCCATCCGTCAATGTGTTCCCGTAAAATCCGTTTGAAGGCCCGCCACAAACAAGGCAATGGCCTATGCTTTTTGAAATGATATTTGAAATCGTGGTCGTATTTGACCCCGAGTTTCCGATCCGTGTCTACAATAAGCTGCATCAACTTCCCCTTCGAATAGCTTATATAAACCTCGGAATCGTCCCGCTGGCCGCCCCTGCGTTTTTCTTTCTGCTCATCCATTGTTTTCCCGAATTAATCATTACCTTTACGTTGTCGGCGTTAGGGGTGATCTTTCGGGATTGCCTCTTTTTTATTTCCGCAAAATCAGATCTTCATTTTCCGGCAATTCATATCTTTTGCCATTCAAAATTTCGGTACATCTTTGGTTCCCCGCCTCAACGTCTGTATCGCCCGGTCTATGGCATCTCCGATAATCGTGGGGTTCGGCTGTTTCCCCCGGCCGCCCCGCCGCCATTTCTGAAAATGATGCAGGATGCGGACAGCCTGAACCTCGTCCGGCTTGTCGTCCTTAAAACTGCACATTTCCCCGCAATGCTGTATATTTCGGGTAATGATACATTGCCCGTAGCCGTCTATGCCTTCATTCTTCAGAAAAGCACACTCGCCGCACTTACAGTACTTTTTCATCTTTCTCCAGTTCTTCAATCAGAGCGTCGGCAATCATGACGGAGCTTTTCGCAATGATTCCCGGAATAGCCTTGTCGCATCGAAACCATTGCCGGCTGCCAAACATCCGGATATTTCGCTTTGCATCGCCTGCCCGGCATACACCCGCCGCCAGTACTCGCGGTCAGTATTTAAGTTTTGCTTAATAGCTGTCCCGACCATTTTGCGGGCGCCAGCAATATGGTCATACTCTCCCCGCTCCAGCTTCTCCAGATAGTCATCGTCGCGCATCATCAGGTCGTCCTCACTTGCAATATCAGGGTGCATTTGTCCGTTTTCAAGATAAGCACCAATTTCGGAATACAGTTTTTTAGGGTCGCCATAAACAAGCACCCTAACAGGCAGGTAGGCACTATTTATGATGTGTGAAAATTCAACGGGAAGCCCGCCCCTAGTGCACACCGCCGCTCCTCGCTTGGCGGCCTCCAAATCGAAAGCTTTCATGATCTATTCAGTTTTAAGTAGTTCCGGGTCATCGTGGATGTTACCAACAACCTCGCATATCTCATGGATACATTCGGTGAAGTATTGCAGATCGAACCCTTCTCCAAAATCAACATAGAAAGCACCCATTGAATAACCAACTACGGCATAGGTGCCTGATTCGTCGAGAAGTATATCCCCTTCGCAAATCTCCTTGCCGTTCTTGTCTTTCAGCCCCGTGTACTGACCGACGGTGGCGGGATCGACCTCATGTTCGAAAGTGTAATTACCGGAAAATTGAGTGATGAAATATCGTTCTTTTTTATCGTCTTTGAAATGACTAACCAATAACGAACCGTATATCCACTCCCCGTTGTCGAGGCGCTTGCCTCGGAATTTAATTTCTCTCATAACGATCTCATTTTACGATTTTCACATTCTCGTCCGCCCCGATGATCCCCCGGCGGCGCAGGCGCTTGATGAAGTTCTTCATGTTCAACGCTTGTTCGTAGTAGCAGTCCTTTTCGACCTTCACATTGAATCGGTGTCTAATCTGCATCTTCGGACCTTTCTCCGGATCATAGCAATACCCCGAACGTATCTCTACGATCGCTTTCGAAGCCTCCCGCGTAGTCGCATTGAACTTGTAAAGGGTGTGACCGGGGACCTTCGTCAAACGACCGATCAGTTTGTATTCGTTCTGTTTCTTCTCGACGGCTTCGATCTGCGCCTTGCAAATCTTCTCGTTCGTGAGGCCGTCATGTGGGGTTAGAATATCCATAGCTCTATTCGTGAATCTCCCGCCAGCCGATCGGATCGACTTTGTAATATGTATTAGTTTGTAGCCCAGATTTATAGAATACGCCTACAACCAAGCATTTTCTTCCAGATGGCGTTACCCCCTTTATCAACACCGGTTTTCTGTGGGCTGGAGGGCATTTCGGGTCATGCCAACGGATCAGCTCTTCACGCTCATCTTCAGCCCCCTGACAATACGCCGCAAAGGCCGCATCGGCTCGTTCTCCTTTCAAGTCATGCGCATCTCGTCGGTATTGATGCGCGTATTCTCGTGCTCTTTCCTCAATCGTTTCCATGTTTCAAATTCTTTAAAGTGTTTAAAGATATTTACAACTTTTTCGAGATTTTGCGAGAATCTCGCTATTTCACCAAATCCACTTCTTATCGCCGAAACACTTTCGAATAATGTCATCTCTGTCATCATCGGACGACATCCTCCATTTATATCTGTCGCAAATGATATTCCCGACATATTCTCCCGTATTCTTATAAACCGACACAACTACATCGTTGCTGCCAGCTAAAGGTTCTGTAATATAGTAAGCCATCTCATTGCTATTTTACAAGTTCGAATTCGTACACCACGACCCACGGATTCGAAGCCCACGTTCCCCGGCCGGAAACCTTGTCGATCAGCATGGTGAAGGCTTCACGGTGATCATCGAAATAGAAGCCAGCTTCCCGGCGCACACCCTCGAAATAAAACTTGTTGATTTTGGGAATATACCTGACGCCCTCCTTCAGGCAATCGGCATCCTGAATGTCCCGCAACCGTTCGCACTTGATTCCGATGATGCGGATTTGGTGGGGCATAAGTTCCGCTTTGGTGAACATCTTGTTATTCCACCCTGCAAGGTCATGTACGCTTTCGATGGATATTTTATGCGCTTTAGCCACCTGGGGCAAAAACGTATAGACATCCGGATGCCCGGCGGCAATCGTCGAATAGCTCTGTGCCACGGCCACGACTTCGCCAACCTTATAGCGGGTATACTTCGAGTGCCTGACATCAATAAAATCCCCGTATTCGTTTTCATAAACCAAGGTGTCGCCCCTTGTGTCCCACGTAAGTCCGAAGAACTCATCAGGAATCAACCGTCGCGTCACGGTCTTTCGGCCCTCGATCACCGCCTGCGTCAAGCCGTAGCGGTCGTTAAACATTATCTTTTTCATGGCTTACATTGATATTAATTGTACCACTTCGGTTTTGGAAATCTTGTAGTGAAGGTTATTTCATTCACTTCTTCACATTCGATCATATAAGCCTCCGGCCATAAATCATTTATTTGCTCGACATTTTCGGCATAGGCGACAATAACGAAAGAGTCGACGCTTTCTCCCGTACACCAATACGGATACTTGATTGGCCATTTAACTGGCCGATAATCGTTACCGCAATCTTTGAATTTGATATAGAATCTTGCTCGTATCATTTTTCACTCTTTTTGAAATATTCGATAATCTCTGCGACCGTGGCCTTGCGGCAAGTAAGAGAATAAGCAAGGTTTGTATTTCGATTTTTGTGCACACAATACGAACTCCCGGCTAACTCGGTAACAAAATACTGCTCGTTGTAATTCTCATCGTTCATCGCCGCCAGCGCCTTGAACAGCTCGATGTTTTCGCCACAGTCAATAAATGCTGGTGATTTGGGTGTCTTAGCCCAAATACCAACATAACCATCCAAATCAGGATCGTAAGGTTCCGTAACTATTACCCAGTCTTTATGATAATCGCTTGATGTGACGGCAGGAGATACATACCGGCCTATACTCGACAGCCACACAGCCAGTTCTTTCCGCTTCTCCGCATCCTCGACGCGGACAAAGCACGGGGTGGTGAATTTCATCCTATTCTTGTCGTTTTAGATTGTTTGTCCTGTTGATCTCCGCGGCAATAGCCTCGACGGTCTTGTCCCGGCCTCGGCCATTGCAACGCACTCGCTCTATCTTCTGGAACCGCCGAATAACTCCCGTTGGTTGAAGGTATTCATCGAGACCTGAATAGGCGACAATCTCATTGAGCCATTCTCTAACGTCGAACCCATTCGGCGGTCCTTGCCAAATACCATCAATCAAAAAGTTTTTCATTTCTCGTTCAGTTTTTGGATAAATTCATCCATATAGAAGCAGTCATGTTCACCGCATTTAGTTGCCGTATTTGCACATTCGTCATTGCGGAAGTTGCGGAAGAAACAGCGTTTTCTGTGCTCTTCTATCGCTTTCGCCCGTATCCGCTCCTCGGCCTCCTTTTCGGCAATTTCGATCGCATATTGGGCCACATCTACTCTCACAGCATAATACGGCAGGTCAAATTCTTCGTCCTCAAAACCCACCTCTACTTTCCAGCTGCCGTCATACAGTTCTTTTTCTGCTTTTTGGCTTTTCATTTTCTCTTTCCTTTTAGCTCCGCAACGCGGCGGAGAATATAGATTCTTTGTTTTGTGCGGATATATTTGTTGGCTTGTGTATAGCTCCACCCAAGCGACAATGCAAACTCGCGCAAAAACATAGGTGAATAGTGCATACGAGCCTCTTCCCGCAGTCGTTTCAGTAGGCGTGTTTTCATCCTTCAATCAATTTTGCATGAAAACCATCAATCTCATACTTGCGGCCGCATTTATCGCAGGTAATCGCTACACCCTCATAATCCGGGCTTTCCAATTCTTCCCAATCGTCAGTATAATTCGTGTTTTTCTCTTTAATCTTATTCCCGCAAATGCACGTAAACTCACAGACGACCTTGTATTCAATGTCTTCCGTATAAATCGCCACATCCAGCTTGCCAGCCTTGGCGGCCTTCTCTGCTTTTTCGGCCTCTTGCTCAAATTTCCGCAAGAGGGCTATTTGTTCCGAATTGCCTATTTCAGGCTTCTCCTCAACATCCCCGCGCATAAATTTGCCATTAACGAGGCGCAACGGCATTCCTACTGCATGTCTCATAACTCCAACTCGTAACCGTTAGACACAAGCCACTCAATAGCGTCTTCCAGCAGATGCAAGAAAGAGATTCGATCCTGCCATCCAACCTGCGTCTCTTCATCTCCCCAATACAAACGCCAACAAGGGCTGGTGGACGAACAGGCCTCAATGTGCAAAATATGGACTGCGCCTCCATTGGTCGTTATCTTTTTCGGCAACATCCCCAGCAGGTCCGCGACCGTGAAGGCCGGGATAACATCTTCTCGTATTTTTTCTTTTGGCGGGTAACCGTTCCGTTGGTAAGGCTGAGCATATAATTTAGGCACGCCCTGAGTGTAATGACTCTGATATATCATGCTCGCCTTCTCCGCCGAAACACCCAGTTCCAGCAAGCGGCGCGACTGTTCAATGCTTGTTACCTGATCTTTCATCTTCATTATTATTTTATTCGCATAGTCCGTATTTCAACATATTCCTGAATATCCCCATCATCGGAGCCTTTACGATACTGTTCCCGGCCAGCTTGTATTGCTGCGTATCGCTGATTCCCGCAGCTTGTATCTTGTCGATGTCGCCGTCCGAAACATCCATCAGCCGCAAACATTCTCGGGGCGTAAGGCGGCGGATGCAGCCTGCATAGTCCAGCAAATTGTTCTGCTCCCACGCACTTCCTGTAATCGTTCCGGGAATATCCGCTTCGCCGCCTTTGTTGAAGCCGCGTCCCCGCATCAGGATTTTTGGTTCGAGGCCGCCGCCCGATTTCGTCGTTATCGTCGGGCTGATGCCGGTCGGATCGTATACCCGGTATTGCTGTCGGTTCCAGTCCGTTTCCTTTGTCACACCGATCTGAATAGACTTGTCGGATATGAAAGTACCAGTCCAATTTGCGCAACCTTTCGCTGTTAAACACATCGCCACTTCACCGTTGATAGCCGTATATTTCCCCAACTTCTTTTTGACGTAATTTATCCCGCACTCGTTCAAAAAATACTTCTCGTCTACCTCCAGCTCCAGCACATCTTTCAGCCGCTTTTCCAACCGAACCGGATGCGGAAACTCATACCAGCATCCGTTAAGAATGGAGAGCATAAACACACGTTCCCGGTTCTGCGGCACGCCGTAGTCTTTGGCGTTGAGTATTTCCGTGTAATTGACATAATCGAGCGAGCGAAGCCACGATTCCCATTTGAGAAACAGCGGACGGTATTTATCCGACACGAGGGCTTTCACATTCTCCATCAGCAGGAATTTAGGACGCTTGGCCGCGATCGGCCGACGGCATTCCCATAACAGGGATGACCGGGTACCCGAATCTTCATCGAAGCCCTTCTGTTCTCCAGCACTGCTGATGTCGGTACACGGAAACGAGTAGGTGAACAGGTCGAAGTCCGGAACGGCGTTCCAATCGATTTTCGTGATGTCGCCGTAATTTCGGTCTGCCAACTCCGGAAATACTGCATTATGGGCTTTGATCGCCCATCTGTCGATCTCCGACCAGCCTACGCACTCGTAATTCGCACCTATGTCCCGGAGGGCCATAAGTTGGCTGTCATAGCCGGAAAAACTTGTGAATACTCGTAATTTCATGGTCATTCGCATAACAACTCGTAATAGCTCGCCGCAAGGCTGTCTTTCCCGCCTGAAAAGGATACGATGACTTTCATGACTCTCCCATCAATACTCCACGGCCGCCCGGCGGTCGATGAAGAAGTGGATACCCGGAGCGCATTCATTCCAGCGGTCACCGTCAAAGTCGGAGACCTCGACGGTAGCGCCGACCGTATACACGAAGTTCGCATCATGGCTCGAATGAACTGTCTCAATGTCGGCTTTGGTTCCGTCGATATTCTGAATCTCCACCACATAAGCTTTGTCACAACGACATTTTTCGCCTCCGGCAGAGCTGCGGCGGGCATCCTCCGGGATTTGCAGCTTCACGATATATCCCGAAGCCTTCTTCCAGCCGATAAAGCTGCCGTCGGTAGGACAAGCCATGTATGTACCTTTGGCGCCGCACAGGTCGGCGTCGCACAGGTTGGCGCCGCGCAGGTCGGCGCCGCACAGGTTGGCGCCGCACAGGTTGGCGTCGCACAGGTTGGCGTCGCACAGGTTGGCGCCGCACAGGTTGGCGCCGCGCAGGTCGGCGCCGCACAGGTTGGCGCCGCCTTTCAAGGCCTCCGTTACCGTTTTGGCAAGCGTATTGTCAACGCTCGAATACTCGAAAAGGATAGAACCTGTCCAGCGGTTCTTGATCGATATTTTAATTTCTTTGTTCATGGTTGTTGTGTCACATTGTTAAATACCAACGTATTTCCGACTGGAATTCCTCGATCGTCCGGCAGACGACGTGTCTGTTCCCGTTCGTGATTGCGAGTGAACGCCATTCGATTTGCGCGTCCGATAGGACGGAACGTCGGTCGGGAGTCTTCATTTCGATACATAGGGCGTTGAAGCCTCCACGTCCGAGCAGCAGGATAAGGTCGGTAACGCCTGCCGTTACGCCCTCGGCTTTCATTATCGCGGCTTCCGTGCGGCTCCGGGCGCCGCCGTTCGGTACGGCGAACAGGAGCTTCCCGATGTCCGGGTATTGGAGTCGAAACCAGCTGACGCACATTCGTTGCAGGTGTGATTCGATGTGTCGTGTCATGGTGATTATTATAACTCGTCCAGGATATTATACCGCGCCTTGTCTCCTTTGAGCACCCATCCGGGCTTCTCGGCCCCGCTAATGCGTATCGGAGCATAATCGTCCGTGCTGCCGCCGTTCCGGGCCACCTCATTGCACATCGCGGAATACGTCAGAATCCGACATTTCACATCGATGCCCAAGATGTCGGCGATGGTCAGCCGTTTGTACGTGAACGTGGCCAGCACCCTGTTCAGGGCGTATTCCAGCCGCTTCCCGCTCATTCCCGTCTTCCCGATACGCTCGGCAAGGATAGAGAAGAATTCGCTCGACATATCCGGAAAACATACGGACAGCTTATGCACAACCGTGGCGATATGTGCTGTCGATGCCGGAGGCCCTGCAAGTACGGATACCTCCTCACTCCCACTCTTGGCGAGTGTGAGCGCGAGAGATTCCCTCGGCGACGGCCCGAGCGAGCTCATCAGGGCCTGGGGGTTGATTCTTTGTACTTCGTTCATAGTCATTTGTCGTTTTCAGCGGGAATAACCCCGCCCAGTTATTTGCCATAGATTGTCGGATGATCTTACGGGCAATGTCCGGATCCCCGTTTGAAAGTTCCCGCAATTTGGAATAACAAGCCTTTAATCCCTGCTGCCGATAGGTCTGTCCGCGTTCAGACTTGTAAGCAAGCCATTCCGCCATCACTGGCTGGAACGAAGGTTCGACGAAGGATAAATCAGTCTCTTTTCTTTTGCCGCAACTTTTCTTTTTCTCTGATCCGTTTTCTACGGATTCATCGTCAGAGTCCGGAGAGCCGATTTCCCCCTTAGGGGGATTATAGGGGGTACTACTATCCCTATCCTTTTCCTCTCCTATTATAGTCACTGATTGATCACTGATTGATCCATGATTGATCACTGATTGATCAGTGAATTTGGCTAAAATATTGTCTAATAGCTTCTTATCGATGTTTACATCGTCCAAATTAGGTCGATTGATTACTTGGTGACGGGAGAAAGTAGGAAGATAATAGAAACTCTCCGATTTGACGGAGAGAAGACTAATAAAACCGGTCTTCTCGAGCAACCCTAACCACGCCTCCAGTTGTTGGATCTGTATTCTGTCGTAAGGAAATATTTTTGATTTTAGCCAAACGGGATCGGCGATCACCACACCCAAATCGTCCGCAAAGGTCCAAAGACCTATATATAGCAGACGGGCGTCACGAGGGATTCGGCCTATTTTCGCGTCATCCCAAAATTGTGGCTTTATAGTTCGTATTCTTGCCATATCATAGCCATATTTGCTGGCGTTGCATCTCCCTTTCTATGAAGCCTATCCACTCCGCCTCGTCAGGCGCTGGCAGGTCTATTCCGGCCTCCGCGGCCGCCCAGTTGCGGAAACGCTCTATTGCCGTTGTCATCTCTCCGGTGTCGAGGTCCCGGCTCGAGCGGAGCCTTTCAATCTCTTTGTGCATCAGTTCGTCGAACTCGACACGCACGAACAACTCCGGATTGCAAAACCTCTTGAAATACTCCGTTTTCACGTACGACAGTGTGCACCCTGTCTGCATTGCGAATTCGCCGAGTAAGGCGTGCAAATACCTGTTTTGGGGCGATGACCGCCTGGGCTTACGCTCCGAACACTCGACAACGGCCCGTCGCGCCATAAGGGCGTTTGCACGTCGCTTGAAGCGCTCCCGGTCGATGTCGGTGTTCAAATCGTAAACCATACGGCACTACATCAGAAAGAGAGGTCATCCACGTTCTCGGCGACCGGCAAATCCGCAACTTGATCGGGCGTCGGCTCCGCCGGGCGAAATACCACTGACTTACCCCGGCCTACATACACTCGTTTGTCCTTGCGCTCGCGCTCCTCCTTGGACTGACGCATGAACACACAGTGCGTGTTCTCGTACTGATCAGCCTCGCGGAGTTCCGAAACACAAATAGAAATGTACTTCTTGCCGTTTTCAGCAACGAAAATCTTGTCCCTGGGAATGTCGCTGACACACAACGACACATTGATAAGTTCTGCCATTATTCCTATTGTTTTTTGAAAGTTGTCTTAATTACTGTTTTGCTGCTCCGAGCCGGCGGGAACATCACCACGCCAGTATCGGGGTCCGCAACCCCAGATGACGGTATGTGCTTCAACATCGTTTCCCGTTCTTTGATGTCGGCTTTCAGGGCTTCCAGCGTGGCGTACATATCCGCCAGCTTGCTATCGCCGCACATCGAATAATCGTATTTGACGCCGGATTCGCACTCTTCCAGCACACAGTCGCCGAACGTCTGTTTCTTACCGTATTTAGATAACTCCCGCAGCGTGATGTCTCGCACATCAACGTTATCCTTGTAGAGGGCTATGGCCTTTTCCATACGGCTGATGTTGATATGGGCTGTGATCGGGTCTACCTCCCCGTTTACAACCGAGGAGATAGCCCGGGCGGCCAGCTCGGAGGCAGACGCCGTTTCCCGAATCAATGTTACCAGTGTCTCCATATCACTTCGCATTTTTTCGTGCTTGACGGTATGATTCAAAGAGTGCCGAGAAGCGATCGACGACTTCCGCATCGGCGTCGTAAGATTTCAGCAGACGCGCCCCGGCGTCGAATTCTGCGGCATAGTTGACTGTAGTGAGAAATCCATACATCCATTTCATCAGCTGATCGCAGGTAATGGGGTTGTCAAGATGTTTCATAGTGATGCGCTTGCGGGCCGGAGCAGTTGCCGGGACCGTGGACGGTTGTGCTGTTTTGGTACTTTGTGCCGCCGCCCGGTTGGCGTTCTCCGTGTGCCGCTCGTCCGTGTCCGCATCTTTCGTATCGTCGATGCAGAACAACCCGTTAAGGGCATATTTGCGGGCATAACTGGATGCTGTACCCGTTATCTGCGACCCGTCCATACCCTTCTTGTCGAGGTCCTCGCGGGCAAAGGCCGTTGCCGTATCGACCTCTCCGGCGGCGTTCGTGATGCGCGCCGTGGCCTTCACGTAGTAGCGGTCCCCGACGGCGACGATGTCGTCGCACAGGTTCAGGACGCATTCGTGCGCCTTGAGTATCGGTTTGACCGCTTCGAGAATATCCTCGCAGCTTCGATATTTGTATTTTCCGAAGCTGTTATACTGCCCTTTGGGGGCTTTCAATTCCGATTGGATGGCGATTAACTCTTTCATGGCTTAGTCTTCGATATAGGTTACTTCCGGTGCTGTAACTTTGGCCGGATCAAGATTGCGCATGCAATCCCGTTTGGCCTTCTCGATCTCTTTGGCCGTCATGCGGCGGTTCTCCTCATGGCTGGTGATCAGCTTGCCAGTAGCACGGCTTCTGACTTCAATACGTGTTCTCATAATATTATAAGTTGTTTCGTTTTGCGTAATCGTTCATTCGTTTTGCCAGGCACGGACGGGAACAATCATAGATCGTGTCCCATACTTCTGTAACCGTGAACCCCTCATCGGGGGCGCTCAACAGATCGTCCCATAGGTAACGACGCTCCACGGTGATGTGAAATACACCCCAGTCCACTTCGAAGGTGAATCCGTCGACATCCCCGTAGGTATAATACTGGCCTCGATCTGAATCTTGGGCATCTCCGGGTGTCTTATGTTCGAAAAAAGCGGCGAACATTTTGAAGAGCAGCTTCATCGACTTGTCAGACAATGTGAATTCGTTAAGTGTCGGACGCTTTTTGACGTTGCCCGTAATATATTCGCTGGGAATGTCCACCAGCTCCTCCGATGCCGGAAGAACCGGGGATGTTGTCGTGGTGTGGTATTGCGTGTTCATGGTTAATCGAATTTTTCAAATACGCGGGTGAGAATGACCTCCACGACGTCGTAGATGCGCTTGTCGGAGTAGACGATACCGAAAACTGCGGCTATCACCAATAGCGGCAGAACCAGCGTTACAAGATGCTCCATGATTCAGCGGTTTAGAATTTTTTGATGCGAATCGACCCGACCTCTATTTCGGTCGAGAAATACCGATCTTCGCAGTCGGCAATGGCATATCCCAGCGCAAGAAGAGGATGCGCCGTTTTGTAGGGACACGAAAAATCGAGCCCCACGGGTTGATTGCCGTACTCTTTGTGTACGGTTGCGGTAAAGGATACCTGGTATGTTTGCTCTTCGCTCAGAGTGAGTTTCCGCATGTCGCGGAGAAAATACGGGAAGCGCTTTGCGCGCGGTGTGGTCTGGGTGTTATTTACCCGGGTACCACTTTTAACTTGGTCTCGCATTGTCAGTTAAAAGTTTAAATTAATATGTAAAGGGCAATAAAAAAGGCGTTGCCCCAGTCAAGTTTGCGAGACCGACACCCTCGGTATAACCGAAAGTGGACAAGGGACAACGCTTTATAAAGCGTTAGATATGTTCTTTGTTGATACCAAAGGTATCGATCTCGCGACAGCAAAGGTAGAAAATCATTTCGAATCTGCAAAATTATTTGCCATCGGCATCGAAAAAAGGTATCGACGGCTTCTCCTTACGGGCGATTCGGTACATCATTTCAGCCTTTGCGCCGTTGATGATCTTACCCGCAATGTTAGCAATCTCCGATGCCTCTTTGGTCTCGATCTCTCGTGCTCGAAGCTCTGCATACACGCGGCCCAAATCGGCCGTCAATTCCCGGATGTTCTTAATCTCTTTCATCGTTTTGTTGGTTTTTGATTTCTCGGTATAGCTTTAGTTGAATACGTTTGTATTCGATTGTTTCTGGGGTGATGGGAAGGTCGCATTTTTTTAATTGAGACTTCAAATAACTGTCATTAATATTATCGGCCATCCTGTGCCACGATTTGCGGGCCCATTCCCGTACCTTTTCGGGATTAGCTGCGCGCCACTTGCGGTGCCTTTCCCGTACCTTTTCGGGATTAGCTGCGTAATACTTGCGGGCATACACCAGCCCCCTTTCGCGATTGGATTCGCGCCACTTGCGAACCGATTCCCGCGCCTTTTCGAGATTGGCTTCACGCCACTTGCGGTACTTCTCCGCCTCGCATTGTTTGCAAGTATGGGTACGACCTAATACGCATTCCTTATTCTTCGCAAACTCTTCCAACGGCTTTTCCTGCCCGCATTTGCGGCAGACGCGGGTAATGTCATCCATAATTTCTTACTTTTAGGGGTTATTCGTAGATAGGACGCCAGCCGATAATGCTACTATGGCGGTAATACTATTGCGACGCAGGGAGGATTAGAACAGCCGCCCCTGAACATTATCATCCGGACGCCTCACAGCATCCGCCCACCGCTCGTGTACGAACATCTTTTCTACGCGTTTTATCGTTTTTGATGATGAATAGGTGCATACTTTGTCAATACTCGCAAAGCATATAAAGTCGTCCGGCATGGAATATTCCGAAACGAACACCGGGAATTCCATGCTCCGCAGCCATCTATAAAATCGTTCATGGTCGAAATCGTCGATATACCCCGCCGTGTTAGCATACGGCGGGTCGCAGTATACCGTCGCGCTCGGCGGTATAGCAACATCGCTGTAATCCTTTCGGGACAGTTTCAGTCTTTCCAGTCTTTCCAGTCTTTCCAGACTTTGCAGACTTTGCAGTCTTTCCAGTCTTTCCAGACTTTGCAGACTTTCCAGACTTTGCAGTCTTTCCAGTCTTTCCAGACTTTGCAGACTTTGCAGTCTTTCCAGTCTTTCCAGACTTTGCAGACTTTCCAGACTTTGCAGTCTTTCCAGTCTTTTCAGACTTTGCAGACTTTCCAGACTTTGCAGACTTTCCAGACTTTCGTTTAAGGACGCCCACGGAATAGTTAACGCCGGTAAAATTTCTTGCAACTTCTCGTATTGTTCAGAGGATGGCAACATCCATTGAGATTCGCCAAAATAATGCCTACTCATATAATTCCCAAGGTGTCGGTCGACATCTTTTTGCGTAAGACCGGATAATTTCAGGGCGTTCTGTAAATATTTTCGCAAATACGCTGATTTAACCCGAAAAACATCTGTATGTATCGCCTTTGTATTCAATGTGCCGTCCGCATTGTATTGAGGTGCCACGTCGCACGCTGCGCACAACTTCAGCACCTTTTGCGTCAGCTCTCCTATTTCATCACGGACTTTTGCAAATTCCCGGACAAATCCTTTCCATGCCAACCGCGCGCTCGTGGGCGTTCCCGCGAAAAATATCGCGTGCATGTGTTTTTTGAACCGCTCAACCTCCGGAGCATATAGATATGTCTGCATACCAGTCCCAAAGCTCCAGCAAAGCCGCACGTAGGGGTCGTCATCTTTGAGACGGAAGAAATCCTCCCGACTGATCCATCGACATTCATTCCGGTATTTCCCATCGATGGCATCACGGAAGACTTGGGGATATTCCGTAATATCGTTTGCAATGAAACGTCCAAATTTACCAGACAATATGGCAGCGTGAGTTACCGCACATCCTCCGGCGAACAAATCCACGAACGTATGCGACGCGGGAAGATTCGAAATAACCCATTTCGCAATACTATTCTTAGAACCCTTATAAGGTAATCCGTAATTCATAACTAATCTAAATGTGTTGCCATCCTACGCGACCTATCGGCATTTTTGAGATAGCGTTCCTTGTATTTCTCATTGGCTTTCTCCGGAGGAACCAAGATTACCGTGTTTCTATCGAGCCGTAAGGGCACGAGACCCTTTTCTTTGAGCTCATTGATATAACTCTGCATATAATAGATGATTGTTTATTTCAAAAAATGCGGGGGACTTACGACGATCCCCCGCGGTGGCGACACGGCTTCCGCGCCGCCGGTTTGCGTTCTTTGCCCGTTTCGTGAGCTTCCGCCTCGGCCTTGCTACTCTTTTCACGCGGCCTCGGATTGTCGAGGGATATACCCTCTATCGCTTCCGTTGATTGAATGACCCTTCGATCAAACTAACAACGTGGGGATCGCTCCCCTGTTGAGCTACCCGGATTCGAACCGGAAGCGCCACCTCCAAAGGGTGATGTGTTACCATTACACCATAGCTCAAAATGCCTGTCTTTCCAGGCTGTCAGATGCTTTCGTATAACCTGTCCGATAGAGTCAAGCGTCTGTTCCGCTTTGTCATTGCCGCGCAATCGGCAATAATCCCTTGCGCTATCGTCGCTCTACTTGCACCATCAACAAAGGGGTTGCGGAGGGTGAGAGATTCGAACTCCCGAAGCGTTGCCGCTCGCCGGATTAGTAAGCCGGAGCCTTCAACCACTCGGCCAACCCTCCAAATATCGCCCGCGGGCCTCACGGATGGCAGACGACGTGCAATGATGGATAAAGAAAGGAGGCGTTAATACGCCTTATTCTTTGATGAAACGCCCGTCGGCGCCTCGCTTGCGGGTATATTTCATCAGATCGAGTTCGACGGCAATACGCAGGTTGCGTTCCTCGGCGCACTTTTTCAGAAGATTATTGCGATCTTTCTCGCCTTCAGCAAAGCTCCGACGGATGTCCGCATTTACTCGCTCAAGCCGTTCGATCTCCGCACGGTATCTCTTTCGCGGAGTGAAGTCAATACCCATAAATTTTCGGGTTTTGAATGTATCGGTTTTCATATTTGTGCAATTTCAGGGTTAACGACCATATGATACTCTTTGTAGCGGACAACCCGCCCTCTGTCTGCGTCGTGGCTGTAACACCAATCGCCAACGATGATGTAGCCTTTGCGCCGGAGCCTCGTGACAATCTTCCGCAGCTCCGTCGTGCCGAATTTGCTCATCGCTTTCCACACGGTCAGCGTTCCTCCTCTGATGAAGTAGGCCAATATGCGAGCCTGTGGCTTTTTTAAATTCTCCATAGTCTTGAAATTTTAAGGTATTCGTGCCCTGACGCCATCGAAGACAAGGCTCGCCGAATAAATAGTGGTATACGCCAGCCGAAGCCGGTTATCTATTTGGTCGCCATCAGGGCATAAAAGCGGGATTGCGCAAATGACTACAAACTTGAATTGCAAATGGACAGAAAGAACGTGTGCACAAAACCCGCATTGGAGCCCGGATAGGTACATTCAAACCACACCGGGCATAGTGTTGATACGGCTCACCGGATCGCTCCGGATCATCGCTCGCTCGTTGGTATTTATCTGCTGCCAGCCCTTCTGCGCCAAGTCGCTCACTGGGTTTTACATCCACTCGGATGGTTCTCGTGTATCAATACGTCAAAGACCCGAAAATCGCTTTCTGCCTTGCAGCTGGGGTTATTGCCAGCGATCAAACCCCTAACCCTTGCGGGCTGCTATCTTGGGAGTGCGGCAGGATTCGAGCCTGCGTAGATGATACTTTGCTTCACATCTCCTTCCGTTAGTTATGCGGAGGTATTGCCAACCTGCCACGCACCCCTTGTTGGTTAGTTTTCTATAAACTCTTCCACCCGGAAGCCTCGGCTTCGGCGGGGATTGCGCAACCTGCGACATTCGAAATCCGTACTGAACACCTCCACCGAGAACAGGCACAGCAGAACCGCGGCCCCGACGCGTCGGGTCATCTCTGACACGTTGAGCGTGATGCCGAAATTCTGCGTGAAATACCAGGTAACCAATGCCTGCAAGGTCCGCTTCGTCCCCGTCTTGTCGTAGATGCTCTGGAGGTGGTTGGCTACGCATTGGTAGATCACGTTCATCCGTTCTGCGATCTCGCGGGCCGAATAGCCCAGCACGACGAGGTTCATTACCTCACGCTCGCGTTTGCTCAGTATGGTGTCAGTTTTCATAGTCTTAAGCCAAGCCCCAGATGTCCGTAGTGCCTATGTATGCCTTGAAAGTTTGCTCAATGGCTTTCCGCTCGAGTGAAGTATGGGGAACATATCCATTCTGCCGGTTATGCAGAGCCTGCCGCGTGCGAGGATTGGGAACCTCCACCTTTTTGCCGTCGATGTCCACAAGTTTGATAAACCCCAGCTCCATACAGAGTTCATGTCGGAGCCTCGGGCCCAGTTTTGTTCCGTTTTGGCGGTCGAAGTTATCCACTATTGACAATCCGCGCGTAAAGGCGTTTTTTTCGATTATTTGGTCGTTCATAGCCATTTTATAGCCTTTTATATTAGGTTTATTCGATATTTTTTATATATCTTTACATTGTTTTCGGGTTAAATACGCTTTACCTTTGCTGTATCAATCCGTTGACAATGCAAATATACACGATATTTCTATTATATCAAATTTTTATAATAGAATTTTCGATTATTTTTTTAATTGAAAATTATGGTGAAGGCGTAATTAACTATGAATGAGTGTGATATATATGTAGCGGAAGAAATATTGAAACGACTTAAAAACAGGAATGGATGCGTTACCGGAGTAGATATTGAAGAATTAGTGACTGATGAAGCGCAATATTATCGTATTTGCTGTTCATTGTGCAACTTTGGCGCGGCTATAAAAGGCAGTATCGGGCTTAGCGGTACAGAAAAAACTGCTTATATAATATCGAAAGGTGGAGCAAGGTATATATACGCACAAGAGCAAGAAAATACAAATGCTATTGCACTACAAAACGAGGATTTAGAATTATCGGTTGCTGAAAAAAAGCGAAATAAATATTATTCAGTTGTAGCCCTTGTCATTTCTTTGCTTTCGTTCATTATATCGGCAGCGGCGTTCATAATCTCGCTCCGATGATTTGAATAGACGATGGGATACATACAGATTAAAACATACTGCGAATAATGAAAAAATAACCGATATAATGCCTAATACCATAACAATACGCTTTTCGCAAAAATAATAGAAATTTCATTCAAAATGCAAGGTTCTGAAAAAATAAATGAGATATTGCTCAATCTCGGTATTAAAGCGCCTACGTTTGCTAAACGAATAGGCGTAAAATATCAGCGCATTTTAGATATTCAGAGCGGGAAAGTGAAAAAAATATCTGGGGAGCTTGCTAATTATATTATCAACACCTATCCCCAATTCGATATAAATTGGCTATTGACCGGCGAAGGGTCAATGCTTAAAAATACCGACCAACCTGTCAGTCAAGGAGGAGAAGACGCAACACTTTCGGAAGCTGACTTAAATAATTCAAACACTATGAAGAAGTATTTAGACCAAGTCCTTCGACAAAACGAGGAACTAATCCGGCAAAACGGGGTATTACTTGACTTGTTCCGAGAAGAGAGGGCTAAAAACAAGGGCGAAGTCGCCCTAAAAAAAGAGGGCTAAAGGTGTTCTAATTAGACTAATGCCTACCGGAGGAGAGCCGGAACCGTATGCCAAAGCACACACATAATAGCACTAAAAATAAAATCATGCTCCTCTCCGAGTATTCGGGGGGGGGGGGCAAATTGTATAAACCAAAATTAAATACCATGAGGAAAATTTTATTATTTCTTTTGCTGACAACATCAATCGCTTCAACAAGTTGCGAAAAATCCGATAGTGGAGATAGAAGATGCGCAGCAATTACACAAGACGGAGATCGGTGTAAAAGAAAAGCCGCTGATGATAGCATATATTGTTGGCAACATAAGAAGTAATTATGAAAAAACTTTTACTATTTTCCGTATGTATGGCTATTTTATGTTCATGTAGTTCCAATCAAAAAAAAGCGGAAAGATTGGTAAAACAATACATGAAAGAAAATCTCGACGACTATAAAAGTTACGAGCCTATTAAATTTTCAGAACTTGAACCGATCCTGATAAAAGAACAAGCGGAAAAAGTTCTTAAAGTAGCAATAGATCATAAAAAAAGCCGCGAAGATTATATATATTACTTGGATTCAACCCAATTAAAGGAACAGTTAGCATACATCGCTTCAATAGATGCTGATATAGATTCGTTAAAAAGGGTTTGCGATTCAGCATCCGTTGATGACATTTACGGTTGGTGCTTTGAGCATTCATACCGTTCTGCCAATAAAATAGGAGCAATGGAGAAAAAAACAGAAACATTTTATTTCAATAGAGATATTACCGAGATTCAATAACCCACCCTCCCCACTCCCGCCCCGACTTCTGCCGGGGCGTTTTTTATTATTTTGTTCGCAATAAATTTGCATAATACGCAAAAGTGTATTATATTTGTATTACAGAAAAGAAACAAACGATATGAATGTCGAACTAACAGAAAAAGAGTGGGATTTGATCGAATCTATACGCAATTACCACAAAGCCTATCCCAACGGGAAAGAAGAACAAGAATGGTATATCGAGATGATCCTACAAGAATTATTGGAACGTGACTAACAACCAGCCCTCGGCCAATGGTCGAGGGCACAAAAAGACAAATATGGAAATCATTGTAAAACAAAATCGGGAGACAGTAAAACAGAAGATGTCTGACATCCTGCTGGACGTATCTTGGGCCAAAATATCGGAAAAGTACTTCGGGAAATCGCGGTCTTGGCTCTATCACAAAATGAATGGCATGAATAATGGGAAATCGGATGACTTCGACGAAGCGGAGAAAGAGGTATTGCGCAACGCCCTGCTCGACCTATCCCAAAGAATCAGCAGATGCGCAAATAATATTTGAAGACTTGCCGATCCCCGGGCCACGAGCTCGGGGATTTTTTATACATATTGAACAATAAACCGCTTTAAAGTTGTTTTTCTCCCCGAGAAAAACACGGACATTTTGAACAATCTATCCCATTAAAACCCGGGCTATTCGCATCGGGTTTACGGTGGATGCATAGGCCTTCCTCCACGAACTGTGCGGCGGTCATCCGGCGGGATTTCAGAAACGCGCGCAACTCGTCTCGCAATTCCGGGGGGAGGCGCAAGCTTACAGTGACCGACGGCGCACTGCCTTTACATTTGCGTCCAGCGCCCGGGCGCGCACCGCCCCGTTTTGATGCATCCTTATTCATGTTGTGTGATTTTTTGAAGCAAGGCAACGGAATCGCGGGCCGACTGAATCGCGCTTGTAAATCGTTCCGTGGCCGCTTCACCGTTCATATCGACCATGCGTGACCGTTGCGACTTTGCCATCCGCAGGATGTCGTCAAGAGCGGCTATCTGATCGTCATACGGCTGACCGTCCCGTCGAACGGCTGATTCTTCGCCGTGTATGTAGGCTTTGAAAGCCTTCTTCATCAACGGCCGAAGTCTGTTGATATGCGCAACAGGCTCATGCAACATTCGCACGACCTCCAGCACGCACAATACATTTCCAATGATGGCAAAATAGTATCGGTTATCTATTTGCGATTCGGATAGACAGGCGATGCTCTGCTCGAACTCTGCACGGCGTGATTTGGGAAGTTTGTATACTCTGGCGATGAACCCGACCTCCCGATCGGTGCAGACGATGAAGTCGTCGGAAAAACGGGACGATTCCGAACGGCGACTTCTATCGATAATAAATGCGGGGTACTCTTTCATATTGAGCTATTTTGTAATTTCGCCACGAAGGCATTTGCCGCCTATGCAAACGACGGCGGATCCTTTACCGATGAACCGTTCGAGTTGCCGGCGCAGCTCATCGACATTAAGCGTCTTTTTCCCAATCTTAACCAGCCGGTCATCGGCCCTGTATGCATATACGCGCGACGAGAAGAAGATGTCCGTATTGATAAGCATATCACCTTTCGCGTTGGAGGCGTATTTACCGGCATCGGACAGTTTAATGGAGGAGATAGTTTCACCGGCTTCGGCTCGGTTCAGAAGCGAACGAATGGAAATAAATTGATTGTCGTCCATGTTTTCAAAATATTCGTTATTATGTGCCGTATTTTCAACAGCCTCTTCAGATTCGACCATAGCGATGAATTCAGCATCGGCTGTGTGCAACTCATCGACTTTATCCGTCGAAATCTTATTCGCCGCGAAAGCGATGCACCAACGCTGTTTTTCGGATAACGTGATAGCCTTGCCGATATTTATTGATTCGAGAACACGATTGCAGATGTCTACGACGAATCCTTCGCCATTCTTGGCGACGAGCTCGAGAACGATCATGGCTTCGTCCGAATATTCGAATTCACCCATGCCGACGTAGTCGCCGTCTACCATGTTGAAGATGTTGATAGCCTTGCCCGATTCAATGGCTCCTTTGACGCGATCGTAAGAATTGATAAAGTTTTTCATAGTTGCCGCTTATGGCCCGTCGGCCTTGTTTAGTTGTTTTGGTATTGCAAATATAAGCATTTAATTTGAATATGCAAAACATTTTTTCAAAAAATCTGAAAATTTTTCGTCAAACTATTGCACAATGTGCCGAGGGTTCGCTCCTTTGCATCGTAAGCCTGTGATGAAGCAGGCCACGGACAAGAAAAGCGGCAATAACCGCGAATCTTAACGACGAAAGGACACGTTGTTGGTAGTATGTTTCCTGGGAACGAGGGTCTGTGGCTATTCATCCGGCCGCAGACCCTTTTTCTATGGCAAAGAGAACGGAAGGACCCAATAAGACACTCGACAGCAAGCCCGCCCGCAAAGTGGGCCGCCCTCGTGCATATACCCCCGAAGCTCTTGAAGTCAAGTTCGAGGAGTATGTCGAATGGGTGAAAGCGAACCCGCGATACAGCAACAGGGTATTGGCCGACGGCTCTGTTATTCCCGTACCTTACGAACGACCGCTGACACTATCCAGCTTTGCCGTATTTGCAGGAATTGTTCCGGAAACCTTTAGAAACTTTGAGGAACAAGAGGAATATTTTGGCGTGTGTGCGCGCGTGCGCGCGCGAATCGAATCCGATCAGTTGGAGGGGGCTATGTGTGAGCAGTACAACTCGACGATTGCGTCGCGTGTTCTGCATCTTGCCGACCGCCAGGATGTGACAACCAACGGCAAGGCGATAACGGCCGCAACACAGCCTATTTCCGTGGTCCTCGATCCCGAAGCTGCCAAGATCATTCAGTCCATCGGCAAAATGACAGTGAAGGAATGACGCCCAATCCCGTAACATACAGAGGCAAGACCTACAAAGTCAAGATGTACCTCTACCAGCTATACGCCGGGAGCGGCGCCGTCGTCCGTATCTTCGACGAGGGAAGTTCCCGATCCGGAAAGACTTTCGACACGGCAGACTTTCTGTATGACATCTGCGCATCATCGTCCGTACCTCTTAAAATATACTGTTATCGGGCCACGCTTCAAGATTGCAAGGAAAAGACGCTGGACGACTTCCGCAAGAAGCTGCAATTGCGCGGCGCATACGATCCCGATTGTATGCGTGGCGAAAACATTCTCCCTGAATATCGCATCAAGGATAGCGTGATTCGTTTCCGGGGTCTCGACAAAATGGATGTCAAAGAGGGCCACGACTGCGACATCGTATATTTCAACGAGATGCTCGACGGTGTAAGCCGTGCGCAATTCGACAATATCACCATGCGTTGCACGCGGATGGTCATCGGTGACTGGAACCCCAAATACACGGAGCATTGGGCGTTCCATATGGAGGGCGCTCCGGATACTATTTTCACGCACACGACGTACAAGGATAATCCCTTCTGCCCGGCGGGGGTTCGCCGCACAATCGAGGGATACGAACCCACTCCCGAGAATATCGCCGCCGGAACTGCCGACGAATGGCGCTGGAAAGTGTACGGCCTCGGAGTACGTGCCGCGCAGGAGGGGCTGATATTCCCCGACATCGACTGGATCGACGAATTCCCCGAAGACATCGAACGCGTTGTGTTGGGCCTCGACTTCGGATTCACAGCAGACCCCACGGCCTGCGTACGTGTCGGATTCCGCGCCCCGAACCATCTTTACTTGCAGGAGCTGATATATCAGCCTATCGACGACACTTCGAAATTATATGCAGCGCTTTCGCCGCACTTCTCAAACGGAGTATCCCGATGTTATGCAGATAGCGCCGACAAATATGCCAAATCCCCCGAAAGCATGATAACCGCAATGCGCATTAAAGGGCTTACGGTCATCCCCGTGCGGAAATACCCGGGGTCTGTCATGGACGGCATCACGGCCATGAAAGGATGCAAGATACATTGCGTGCGTTCGCGCAACATGCAGATAGAAGCAAACTCGTACGTGTGGGAGACGGTGAACGGCATCGCCATAAACTACCCGCACGACGAATTCAACCATCTATGGGACGCTGCCAGATATGCCGTTCAGTCTGAATTCAAGAACCTTATTCAAATAGCTGCATAATGAATCTATTCGGCTACGAAATACGCAGGAAAAGCAATAATACAGCCTCAAATTTGCCGGCATCGACATTGAGCTACATCGGCGTACCTCCGGTATTTCAGGGATCAACTGAAATCGTGGGGACGATCGACACCAGGGGCAAAGCGGGACAAGCCAAAGCATACGCACTTTGCTCGCCGCTGATGTCTGTAATCTCGAAGAAATGCGCGGCAATTAAGAATCTACGTCTTGCAGCCACCACGGAAGATGGTGAAGACCTCGAACGACCGGACGCCGTGCGGACCATATCGCATCCTAATAGCGTGCAGGGCATCGCGGACTTCGTGGCACACATCGAGGCCATGACGCAGATTTTCGGCAAAGCCTATATCGTACGCATGGAATCAGTGGGATTCCCGGGAGCTTTCGAGCTGTTCGTCGCCCCCAATCTTTGCGTCACGGAAAATGCCGCAATATCTCCGGCGTTATCGTTCATTCCCGATGCGGACATCGTGGATTATACCGTGACCATTTGCGGATCTTCGATGAAGATAGCCAAAGAAGATATGTTTATCGTTAGAGATGCCTCTTATGATCTCAATGCTTGCGGCGGCAACATCTCCCGAATGGTATCGTTGCAGAAGGCGGTGAATACTTTCGTAGCATCCTACGAAGCTGTGCATGAACTGATGATCAACCGCGGTATGCTGGCTATTATCTCGCTGACATCCGGAAGCGGCGATATTATTCGAGATGCTCGGCTGCCGGAAACAGAGTCGGAGAAGAATAACATACAACAGGCATTCAGAAAGTACGGCATCCGGGCCGATCAATTCAAATACGCTATCACGTCCATGAATGCTGCGGTAAGTCCGGTATCGTCAACGATTACCGATCTGGGACTGACAGACGTGCAGAAAGCCTGCAAGAAGGAAATCGCGGACATCTACCAAGTGCCGAGCGTGCTGCTCGACGTAGAGGGTTCAACGTACGCCAACGCCAAAGAAGCGAAGGCGATATTATATAACGACGCGATAATCCCCGAGGCGAATAATATATTCTACGTGCTCAACAGGATATATGGATTTGAGGATTTCAAGGTTATGCCCTACTACGATCATCTTGAGCTATTCCAAGAATCTAAGCGCGAACAGGCGGCGGGCATGACCAATCTCGTGAACGCCCTGAATAACGCCGTGTCCGGAGGTCTGATGACTACGGAGCAGGCTAAAACAGAACTTTTGAAATATATCGTATAACATGAACTTATCTCAGCAAATAGAAGCACGCCGGGCGGCAATGGGCAACACTTGCCGCAAAGAGTTCGCCGTGACAAAAGCGGACATTGCGAACGAGGACGAGCATATTATCCTCGTGAAGTTCGCCAATTTCGGCAACAAGGACAGCGCGGGCGATATTCTTATCAAAGGATGCTTCGCCAAGTCCATTAACGACAGGGGCCCGGGATCGGCCACAAACCGCAAAATCGCGTTCGTATGGCAACATGATTTCGCCGACCCTATCGGCCGGATACTGTCTATCGAAGAGCGTGAAGACGGTGCATATGCAGAAGTTAAGTTGAGCAACTTCGACGCGGTGCCGAATGCAAAGCGCGCGTGGTTTCAGCTCAAAGACGGCGATATTAATCAGTTCTCGTTCGGATTCAATTACGTATGGGACAAAATGGAATATGACGAAGCCCTCGACGCGTTCATCGTTAAGGAAGTCGTGTTGCATGAAATATCCGTCGTTACTGCCGGAGCCAACGAGGAAACGGCATTCGTCGGTGCTGTGAAGAGTTTACCGGACGCCATCAAGGTTATGAGCGATGCTCTCAATGCGGCGTCATTGGAGGAGAAAATGAAGATCAAAAAGCAAATCATCGAGACATTGAACGCAGCCGAGCCGGAGAAACCACTCACTGAAAATATGTTCGGAAAAATAGGTTCACATATCAATTAACCAAAAAAACACAAAGAAGAATGGAGATTAAACCATTTGTGCTTCCCGCTGGCGTAGAGTTCAGCGAGGACGAGAAAAAGGGCCTGAACGCGCTCGGAGATTATATCAAAGGGCAGTTCGAGGAGATGGTGGCAGGCATCAAGTCACAGAACGAGATCGTCGAGGCTGTCAAGGAGGAGTTCGGGAAACTCGGGCTGTCGCCGGCGAAGATCGAAAAACTGGAGGGCGCGCTTAAAGCTCAAGGCGTCGAGATCGCCACGATGAAGAAAGGCGCTCCCAAGCAGGAGGGACACAAAACGCTGGTCGCCGCTATGGAAGAGGTGCTGAAATCGGAAGAGTTCGCCGCCGCATATAAGGATATGCGGAACGGACGAGGCAGAGTATCGACGGGTGAGTTCGCGCTCAAACTCGACACGTCGGCCGTGACGAACGAAGACCCCAACCGCACCGTGCTGACGACGAAGATTTACGCAGACGCCAGCCCCCGCAATGCGTTCGTGCAACTCTTCACGCGCATCAATGTGCCCGACGACAAGAACCGCATCATGTACAACGATGCTTCCTACACCGACGGCACCGGGTATGCAGAGGAGATGACAAAGCACACCAATACCGACACCGCCACGCTTACGGGCAAATACCGTGAGCTGGCAAAACTCGGTTCCGTGCTTCCTTTCTCGGCTGAGAGCGCCGAAGATTTCGGGTACTTCCTGGCATGGGCGCAGACGAAGGCCCAGCAGGGGATCGCAGCCAAACTCGATTCTCTGCTGTGGGACGGTGACGGCTTGGATGCCTCCAAGCCCAAACACATCTACGGACTGAAAACATCCGGCGTTACGGCATTCAATGCAACGACGGCGGGTGTGGCAGCCAGCGTGTCGGCGCCGAACATCGCCGACCTGATCCTCGCCATGAAAACGCAGGCAAAGGTCGAGACCAACGATTCGATGGCTCCGAATTACGTGCTGATGAACTATGCCACCGAATTCAAGATGCGCACGCTGAAGAACACCCTCGGCGACTACATCACGGTGCTGCCCAATGGGGCCTTGTCGGTGCACGGCATGACGATTATCCCGACCCCGAAACTCTCGGCCTCGGAGCTCGTCGTGCTCGATTCCACGACGCTCCAGCTGCACGACAAGCGCAACATCACGATGGAGATCGAGCGCGTTCCGGAGACGGATTCGTATCGTCTGTGGTTGTGGTATCGCGGGCAGGCCCTCGTTACACGGCCGGATATGAAGGCGAATATCTATGTCGCCGACATCAACACCGCTCTGGCCGCCATCGAGAAAGCAACAGCAGGACAGGCCGAGTAACCCATGAAAGCGAAAGATGAAGCAGCTATGACACGCGCCCCCGTTAGGCGCGGTCGTCGCGCCCTTAAAGCCAACGTCCTGCGCGTCGAAGTCATTAGAGCGCATGACGGGATCAACAAGGGCGAAATACTCATCAAATCGCGGGCAACTGCGGAAATGATGATCGCCAAAGGGTTCTATAAAAAGGCCCTGGAGGAGTAACCGGATAGGGGCGGCAACACGCCGCCCCTATCTTCAAATAAAATACCATGATCTTAGACGAGCGATATTTCACCTATCCCGAGACATATATTGCGGGAATAGAGACTAAGAGCGACGGTAAACCCGCCGGACCTGCCCCCAAAATCATAAGCGACATCCAGGCATATATCGCCAAATACGAACCTCGGTTTCTGCGAATGCTTCTGGGATCGGATGTAGCCGACAATATCGAGGATTACCCGGTCATTGTGGCGCTGCTGGCTCAACCGGACAAGGGGACATCCGTAATTGCCAAATATGTCTATTTCTACTACTCGCGCGACCATATGACATTCAACACCGTTGCCGGGGAAAAGTTGAAGAACACCGAAAGCAGTACCCGGACATCCCCGACGCATCGGCTCGTTCGCGTGTGGAACGATATGGTAGACGAATGCCGAGAGATCATCCGCATCGTTGACAATGTTAAGCTGTGCCCGGACTTTTACGCAGAGATATTCGAACCGATCAATACTTACAACCTATGAAGATAACCCCCAAAGATACGGTTAGTGATGTTGTGATGCGCAACCGTGCATTATTCAGCATGGGTACCGAACGTATCGTCAAAACCATCCAAGACCTACCAGAACCCGAGTTTGTGCCTATAAAACGCCGGATGTGGTTCGACAAACGTCTGCCCGTTCGGGACATCGCCGGGATCACGATGGGTGAACTAAACGCCATCGAAGCCCGTAAGCCGTCATACGAATATTTTTGCATCGTGCTCGGCGTGATGCTCGGGCTCGTGAAGTTCAACCGCATAGGCGTTGACGATAATCCGGATTGGAACGCAGAGTTCAGCATAGACGAGGAGCAAATCGGACGCCTCCGGTTCATCCGTGCCCAGCGCTATTTCATTGCCATACAGAAAGGGTTGGAAGGTATCGGCAAATCGTGGGAAAAGCTGGAAATGCCCCTCACGGCCGCCGAGATGAAAGCGCGTGTCAAGCGACCCAATCGCGGTCTTGTTGCCGTCTGCCGCAAATACTGCCAGATCATGAACGGCGCCGTAGATATGAATAAAGCATGGAATACGCCGTGGGCGACAGTATACGAAGCATTCGAAGCCTGCAAGTGCGACAACATGGAACAGCGAGCCATCTATGAAGCGAACAAATCTAACGGGAGACGGAGACGATGAAAAAAAGCATTAACGAGATATTCAGAGAGTGCGCCGAGGCGGAGGGACTGACCTATATGTACGCCCGAATTTCCGAAGCTAATTACTTGATTGATGACATTAAGCAGTTCCCCATATTACTACGTCAGTTCAACGAGACTATTTCCGAAACACGGATGTCGGACACGCGACGCCGGACGACAACGCTCTATTTCTGCGACACCCTCGGGAAAGCGGAGCCGGACACGGAAACTGAGGTGCTGCCGGTTGTCGAAAAGATGGAAGAACGAGCATTCGCATTCATCGACCGACTACGATCGATGGGAATAGAGGTCAAACTTGTATCTGACGCAACACCATTGTACGACAATAGATTTGATGCGTTGGTCGCAGGTGTAACCTTACGCGCAACTATGACCTATAACATCTGCTGATATGCCCACCATCCGGCAAATAGAAGAGGTGTTCAGCCCCGAGCGGATTATCACCATCTGCGAAGACGAGTTCGGTCCGCTGGCCGAACAGATCGCCTTTAACATAATGACCAAAAGGACCAACAGCGGCGCCGATGTCAACGCTTTGGGGCTTCCGGAGGAAACGACCGGAGCGACGGCCGAAAGCCTTAAAACCATCCATGAATCTACGAACGGCGGACTTACGGTCTCATTTGTCGGGCGCAAAGGCATCAAGAATATCGACGAGGGAAGTTCCCCGCAAGACGTGCAGGAGGAGTTCGGCAGTTTCGGGGCCTTTCTGAATGCCATCGATCGGTGGGCGCGGGCCAAAGAATCGCGGTGGAATCTCGAACCAAGATCGATAAATGCGTATGGCGTTGCTTCGAGTGTCTGGGACCACGGAAACGTACTCCATCAGGAGGGCGGCGGAACGGAGATCATGAAAGACTTGCTGCCCGAAGTTGTCGAAAGGATCAGCGAAAGAATCACGGAGGAGCTCGACACCTCCATTTATCAACTATTAGATGCGACGATAGAATTATGATATTGCACACAAATGACGTATTCAAGGTAACCCGCCCAGAGGATATCTTCGAGACCCGGGGCCGTTTTGCGTATTTTCGGGTTGAACTGCTCTCCCAAAAGGGGAATATAGACGTGTCCCTTAAATTGACAGGAGGGTCCGATTGGACATTCACTCGGTCTATCACCTTGACACGCAAAACTAACGACAAAGGTGTGGCGGTATTCCCTGTTGGGCAAATATGCGAAAGTCTGATCCAAGGAACCAAATCGAATTCAATCACCTATGTAATTACTGTCTCCGAATATGACCATGTTGGACCGGCTCTTTACGCAGTCCCCGGATTTGCAGACCGAGAGATTCTCCCCGGATGGGGAGATGGGGAAAATATTTCACAATTCTATCCCGCTGCCCCCTGCATTGTGGTCTATCCGAACGCAGGATTCGAGCAGTCGCTATTTTTCCCGAAACAAACGGGCGAGCTTTTCGTGCTTACGCCCTCCTCGACAACAACAGAGAAATACATCGGATATTCGACATTATCTCCCATCATCCCGTTTGATCCGGCAAAAATCCCATCTGAAGACCTTGGCAAGCCGCTCGCCGTGGGAGCCACCCCGACAGACTATAATGCGGAGATTCGAACCTACTACGACTATTGCACCAAGGGGATATTTTTGAAATGGACGGATGCTGCCGGTATCCCCTATTTATACCGATGGACGCAGGAATCTAAAACCGACGAAATGTCTGTGGAATCTACTTATCATCAACTCGACGATACGCTGACACCTCGCGACGTGCAGAACAAGACGCTGGCCAAACGCTATACCTTGCATAGTCGCATTGTTGAAAGGGATGTTTTCAACTTGTGCCGCACGATCCTCGGATGTCAGGATTTGTTTATGTACGACCCGGATGCGGGCAATTGGGTGCGTTTCATGGTTGAAGATTCAGAATCCGAAGACACGGGCGCGCCGATGCAAGATTTGGTCGTTGAAATAGTAAGATACGAATATCTATGACGACCTACGAACTTTATATCAATGATATTTTGTGCGACCTGTCGAGTGACGAAGTCGTAACCCTGCTCTATCAAAGCCCAATATTTTCGAGCCTCGACAGCATCCAGTCGAACCGTTCCTACAATATTGCGCTGCCGCCTACGCCTGCCAATATGCGGGCTATAGGTCAGGCAGCCCGCCCGGATGCGGATGCTGACGCTCCGTATGTACGACTTCCGGCGGCGTTGTATCAGGACGGGGTGCCGCTGTTCACGCAGGGATTCGCCGTGGTTACGGATATTGCGGATACGATCAATGTAACGCTTACGTGGGGCAACGTGGATAACTTTCAGCCTCTGTTTGACGCGAACCTGCGGGATTTGGGGCCGCAACTGGAGGCGGCAGGGGAGAACATTGTCGCTTGGAATAAGAATACGGCGATCTTGGAAGGTAGCGCAACCGGTGAATATCCCGGCGTTGCTTTCTGGGGCGTGGATTTCGGGATGGGGATATCCGATCCTAAATACCTGCATCCCTCAGTACTGGTGTCGTCGATACTGTCTGCTATCGAGCGGCAGAATGGGGTTACCATCGACGGCAAGGAACGGTTGGCTTATAGTAAAAATCTTGGGCCTATTATTCCGCTCACTCGCAAAAAGGTAGGGCCCAAAGCAAATGGGTATTCCAATTATTGCGATATATCAATGTCGGCCAGCGATATATTGCCCAAAGAGCCGTGGGTAAATACTCGTGGGATATTCTCTACATCCGAGCCGAGAATAAAACTTAATGATTCAGGGACATCATATATTACACTATATCATCCTAATAGCCCGACGGGAGATTTTTTGCTCCCGCACAACGATGCGAACGATATTTCATCGTTGAAGATATCAATTTATTGTGATGGCGTATTTCTGGGAGAGGGCGAGAGTTATGAAAAAACCAAAACCTCGGATACGATGTGGATGTTCAAATTCCACAAAATATCGGTACAAACCGACACGCAAGGGGTTGTAACAGTAAAAATGAGCAAACCTATCTCCGGGTCGATGGTTCCGTTGCCTAATCCTATAATCTCAATTCACAATTCAGATTGGGATATATATTTCCCGGGATTCTTCCCTGTTGCGCCTAATCTTCCCGACATCTCCCAGGGCGATTTTATCCTCGCCCTGATGTCCATGAACGGCCTATTCGCCTATGCGGACAAGAATAGCCCGAACACGATCAAGCTGATAAGCATCGATGACATAATCGCCAATGTTCAGAAAAACGACATCATCGACTGGAGCGGCCGGGTTATCCTGAATGACCTGCACCGAGTCGATATGCCAGACGCCTCGATGTTCACCATCGACGACCTCGCGCAAAGCAACATCCTCGACTACGACAACGACGACGATGTAAAGGCTGACACGCACGGCACCATCACGATCCGCAACGAAAACATCGAGAAAGAAACGGAGCTGGTGTCGCTGCCTTTCTCTGCATCTGAAAATGCAACGACGGACGGGGTAAATTGCGCCGTTGTGCCGATCTATGAGGATAACGGAAAAGGCGGCGCCAATTATTCGGAGTGCTCACCACGCATTCTATCGGGGCGTGGAGCGTTTATGTCGGGCATTGCCCGCTGCATCGGGGTATTCGATCCGTGGATGAGGTTCGGCGGCGAGGAAGGTATCGTAAAGACCCGATATTCGTCCTATCAGAAAGTCGTTGACCGCCTGCGAATCATCACCATTCGGGCAAAACTCACGGCTCTCGATCTCTACAACCTCGACTACACGAAGCCGGTGTATATAGCCCAATTCGGGCAGATATTCGCCATATATTCGGTAGAAACAGGCGAAAACGACATCTGCGACTGCCAACTGCTGAAACTGAAAGTGGACGGAGTGGTGGCAGCAACGTATTATCTGCGCTTGGACGGCAAGAGTGAAGACAGCCAATGGGTTGCAGAAGCGGACGGCATTAACGGCACAGCGTATACCATAACATCGAACGGAACGCCCTATATCGTCGATTACGATTCCCGCCTTTATGTCGATCTGTACGAGGAGGACGGCGATCTGTATCTGTCTATCTCCGCCCCCGAAAACACGGGAACCGAAGAAATTAATTACGACCCTGTCATTCTGGGAATTCAGGAGAACGACGCCGTGCGCCGGCAGGTGGCAGTACTCCAGAAAGCAAAGTCGGCTTAATTTATTAACCATTTAACCCATATGAAGAAATATGGCACAGGACACTATCGACAAGATTATTAATATCCAGTTCAACTATGGCGAACTGGTGCAGGGGTGGCAGAAGGCGACCAGGGAGATCGAAATAAACAAGAAGAACCTTGCGGAACTGAAGCAAGAGTACAAGAATGGTGAAATGTCTGCCTCGGAGTACAATCGGGCGTTGCTTGAAATTACAAGCACGACAAAGGCGCTAACCGCCGAAAAGAAAGCATACGAGAAAGAGATTCAGAATAACATAAAAATTGAATCACAAGAGACGGGATCGCTGAACCAACTTCGGGCGAGCCTCCAAAAGATGACCGCGCAATACAATGCCATGTCGGCGGCGCGCAGAGAAGGACAGGAGGGGCTATCGCTGGCGGCAGCTATCAAATCGCAGCAGGAAGCCGTCACGGAGGCCGAGAAAGCTCTTGGCAATTATCGGTCGCAAGTAGGTAGCTATGAGGAAGCGATCCGCGCCGTTCTTCCGGCAGAGATGTCCCAAGTCGTGACATTGGGCAAAACCATAGATAAAGCGGGAGGTGTTACAAAGGCTTTCGGGCTGATGACTGCGGCGATGGGCCGAATGATTAAGGCGGCATTGGCATTCGTTGCCACTCCATTAGGTGCGGTACTGACAGCATTAGCAGTAGGAGCTGCTTTGGTCGTCAAAAACTGGGGCAAATTAACGGACGCATTGGGGATAACAAGCCCGGCAAGGGAAGCCGCTAAAGCTATCGAAAAGCTAAACGAGCAACTCGATTATTTCAACAATAGAGCCGAGAAAAACGGGACCGAGGCCCTAAAAAGATACACCGAAGCCCTAAAAAATGCCAAAGGGGGTGCCGAAGCATTGGCCAAAGCACAAAGGGACTATAATATTGAGTTGCTGAACGCCGAGTATGAACGCGCAAGGATAGCCCGGGAGGCTGCATATGAGGCCGAAGCAAAGGCATACGCTGCATATGTCCGCAGACAGAACGATGAAACGACAAAATCCCTCCAAGAAGCTAAGGATGCAGTTCAAAAGGCAAACGCAGATTTTGCGCAAGCCGATTATGAAAGAACAAAATTTCATGCGGACGCATTGGCTAAACAGGTAGAGGACGAGAAGAAAGCCGCAGAGGAGGCAGCCAAACTTCGCACCGCCGCTACAAAGAAAGCCGCCGAAGAAGAAAAGAAAGCCCGGATCAAGGCAGCCGAAGAAGCGCATGAAAAACTCGTCGCTTTATGGGATCGGGAACAAGCGGACGAGACTAACCGTATAGGCGGGCTGCAAATGGCTATTGCCCAAAAAGAGGAGGAATACAAAAACCGACTTCTTAAGGCGCAAACACAAGGTGGAGATACCAACGCCCAAGAAGAGATGATCCGTATTGCTCAGGAGCAGGTCAACATACTACAGGAGCAGTTGCAAGATGTAGAAACGTTCAGGACCGCATACGAGGCGATGGGGCTTTCTGGAATTGAAATAGACAATAAGCGTCTCGAAGCCTTGAAAGCACTACAAGATGCGCAAAAAGCACTTCAAGGTGCCCAAAACAAAGCCGCCGAGGACGAAAGAAAAGCCCAAGAACAAAGCACCGCAATGAGCATACAATCGGCACAGCAACTGGCCGGAGCATTGGGAGGGCTCGCAGAAGCCGCCGGGGCAGATGCGGGGGTTGTCGCAATGTTGGCAATCGCCGAATCGGCCGCTGCGATGGGAGCGGCGTTACACAAGGCATTTTCATCTTCCGCTACTGTTTGGGATGGTATTGCCGGGGCGGTGGCTGCAATTTCGACCATTACGACCATAATAACGCAAATTAAATCGCTCAACAGTTCCGCAGAAGAAGAAAGAAGTAAATACCGATACGCCTCCGGCGGTCTTGTCACGGGCCCGGGCACCGGAACTTCGGACAGCATCCCCGCAATGTTATCCAACGGCGAAGCCGTGATGACGGCCCAGGCTGTCAACGACTGGGGCGCAATGCTCTCGGCCATGAACGTGGCAAGCGGCGGAAACGCCATCCAAGTATCGAATCTTCCCCAGCGCAACGACGGCATGAGAGGAATGAAAGCGATGATCCGTGAAGCTATGCTTGAAATGCCGGCGCCCATTGTTTCGGTGGTTGACATCAACAAGGGGCAGAAGCGGGTCAAGGTTCAAAACAGCCTCGGAAAATTGGGGCGAAAAAAATACAAATAATTATTGCACAACGTGCCGAAGGTTTACACCTTTGTCGCGAACGCTTATGAAGATATAAGCCGCGGAATCATGTACGAAATAACACCTACATATCACCACCCTGTAGTGGCCGAATCTGCCATAAGCGCGAGTGCTTTGTCTAACTTAACACATCAAACTAATGGCAATACAGGCATGTACCACTACGCTCGGGCGAGACATTCTCAATGATTGCAACGAGCCCCACGCAAAAGGCGTGGAAAAGTTTTTCTATTTCATCTCCCGGGATGCTATCGACTGGGACAAATCCACACGCGAAGGCTTCGTGATTACCAACTTGGTGGCCCTGACTGGCAAGCGGGGTTACAAGGTCCGGAACCCATCGAATGAAACCCCGGCGATCACCATCACAGACCAAAACCCGAGCATCGACGCCGCATGGGACAAGGTCCTCCCCGTTACCCTTTTGGCTGACAGCCCGGAGAATGCCGCCGCAGTTCTCGGATTGAAGCAGGACAAATATGTCTGCATCTACGAGAACATGGAGAAAGGCGACGCGGGCAAACAGGCGTTCGGCGTCATCGGCTGGGAGCAGGGCGCGACTGGCGTAGATCTGAATATGGACAAGAGCGGAGATGTCGGCGGATGGACCGGCAATATCACCGAAACCGGGGCCCCTACTCCTAATCTGTTCTTCTACAAGACGGATTACGCCACGACAAAGGCAGCACTCGAATCGCTGTGTTCGGCCGCAGCAGCGTAATTATGCAATCAGCTGAATGGTATAGAGAGAGGGTTTCTGCCCCCTCTCTATCCGATGCCGACAAGTCTGTTATCAGGGCAGATTGGAAGCAGGTCACGGGCAAGGATTTCACCGCATCATTCAACGCCCGGTGCCCGAACTGTCATCACGATGCGGCAATACTAATTTTACGGACTATGAACAAGCAGGAAAACGGCGGATACATTCTTAAGAGGGGTGTCGCTTTCAGATACAAAGGCAAAGTATATACCGCCGACAATATCACAGCTCCGGCCGCTGAATGGTATATCTCGCAAGACCTGAAGCACCGTGACGATTTTGAAGTCCTTGCAAAGGATTACGACGAGTACGATATAGTATCTTTCAATCGCAAAGAGGAATAATATGGCTGACGACAATATTCGCCACGTCAATTATGCCAGTGATTTCCGAGTGGTGTTTTCATTTCCAGACGGCCGACTCCCGGATTATCCTTGGCACATCGAGCTAAAGACACCGGACACCCCGGCGTATAATACTTATGTGGCCTCGTTTGACGGGTCAGTTTACAGGCGGTGCGTGCCACTTGAAGATAATTCCATTCTGGTGCTTGTGGATAGGCACCATCTTGCGCCTGGAACCCTGTGCTACCAGATGAAGCGAGATGTCCCTGACAGTCTATTCCCCGACGGTGAAATGAATATCACAACGCCAGGGTGCACCAGCATTGAGTTGTGGAGTGGAACATCGGAAGAACTGCCCATTGAGCAGATCAATACGATCATTGCCACACTCAAAGGCGAGCCAGGAGACGCCGGACAAATAGAAAACATAACCGCTTCAGTTAATAATACAACCGGCGCACCAAACGTAGAAGTTCAACTTGGAGGCACCCCCGAAAAACGAACTATAGCTCTTAAATTTTCGGGGATCAAAGGCGAAACTCCCCAAATATCGGCCGACGAGGAAGGCAATATCTATTCTGACGGAGAGCTTGTGACCGCTGTCGTGGCGGAGGTCGTCGTTAAAGCCGACACTTCAGCCTCAAACGCCGACCTCCAGGCCGCGCGTGCGAAATCTCTGGCCGACCACCCTCCGAAGATCGTAACGGTCGACGATA